TACATAAATTTTCAGAAACTCATATTGCAAATTCATCTGGTCAAGATAGGAGAGGGTTTCATTATATTGTTTCAGAGTATCTTTGACAGACGGTGGCTTGATAAAATCATAGTCCGGGATAACAGATCTTGCACGAAGATCAAACATGTTGGCAAAATATGCAATAATGCGATAATAGACCTGAGAACGATAATATAAATATCTTGACAAATTCCGCAGATTTTTTTCGTTCGTACTAATGTTTTGTAAAAATGTCCGAAGATTCTATTTGTTAAAAGTAGAAATTCTCCGGGATGAGGACGAAGAATCATTAGCGTCTCTAATCTGCCGAATCGCATTTAGAGCCTTGGCATAACGTTCGATTACCCCACTATTTTTGTTATACCAATCCCTTAATTCCGCAGCTGTAGCGGTTTTTTGGGGTGCTTCTGACACCCGTTGCTTTGTAGTTCGTGCCATACCGCACCCCCTTAACCCATAGAAAATCTCTTGCCCTTCCGGAATGGAAGTCTGGAGACAATATCATTCTTCGAATAACTAACCTTACGATTAAAGAATTCTTTGCGTCGAATTTCAGATAATGCATAACCCATCATAGCCATCGTATATGCCCTATCATCATGCATCTTGTTCGCCTTTTCGGGAGTTAGTTCAAACGAATCGTTCCCATTCTCTCTCTTTTTACGAACCATATTGACTAATTCTTCCTTCAAGGCATCAATATTGGCAAGAGCAATTTCATCTTTCCAATCTAGCTTAATAACCTTGGTTTTGACTGATTCTACCTTGTTTAATCGTTCTTTCATCTTCCGATTGAACTCAGCGCCAGAAACCTTTTCCTTCTGAAGTTCTTTTGCAATCGTTTTCTTCATTTCTTCCATTTTGGATTCATCAGTATCAAAGACCGTAAGATATCTCTTGTTGTCATAAGTGCTAGTAAAACTAATTTTATCCTGATTTACCAGATCAATCATAGCTTCATACATGACCGACTTGAATTTACTTGGAGACATAAGATGAACCTTATTGACCGCATTTGGGAATTTCTTCACATATGCAGCAGAAAATTCCTTATCAATCAACCCACGATGTTTTGTTCCACCTTTATCTACCCAGTCGGCCATCAGATAATCGGCAATATTGATTCCCGCGCCACCAGAACCTGCGTCAATGTAAACCCCAAGAATATTGTCATAATTATCTGTCCCACCATCATAATCAAGAATCATTTGCTTCAAATAATCAACCTGATCCGGCGTCTGCATGGGACTCTTAATCTTTTTGCCAACATCGAGAAGGTTGACGCAATTTACAAGACGCATTTTCGATTCGGTCTTGCCGTTCGGCATCTTGGAATCATAAACTTCCCCGACAAGAATAACAGAATTATCACGCTGTCTAGCCGGGTCGTAGCAGAGAACAAACTTCTTGTCTCCCGTATCATTATAAAGAAGAGGTTTCCTAGTCTCTTCATTTCGTGTAATAGTACCACGCCGAAGAATTGCATCAGCCCCAGCTTCCGTCGTAAACTCACAATAGTATTCGCGCCGTGCCTTTTCAGGATTTGTCCTCATTTCAGACTCGACGGAAGAACGGGAGAGAAGAGGAGCAATGACCTACCCATGAAGAGTTGGCTTAAAAGCAAGTTCACAGTCAATATGGAGAACACAATAATCGGGATCTCCCATAATCTGACGCTTTGAAAATTCTCTATATAAACGGTAAAACTTCGTATCGGTCGAAGATGCCGAAGAAATATAAAATTTTTGGTTCGGAATATCCGTTGCGAATGTCCGTTGCCGAATTACATCAATCGACTTGCCACTCGCATCTTTTCCTGTCTTCAACGACTTATTGACAATAGCGAACGCACCATAAACATTCATCATTTCGTCGCTGAGGAAACCAGATTCATCGAAGATGACAGAACCACGCATACCTCTTTTTTTATCAATATTACTGTTTAACGTGGTCGTCTGTGATCCGTTGTATGTCTCGTAATGAAATCCATTAGGATTATGGCTGAATCCATCCCCACGGTTATCTCCAACCTTTAATTCATTCTTAAAAATTTCACCCGTCGCACCATAAAACGTATCAATATTATTGTTGGCTAGTTTCTCAAGCGTCATGAACGTCGTTTCTGCCTGAGAACCAGACCCGGATGCAATATATTCCCAATAATTGCAAAAACACATGTCCTTCGCCATTGTTTCCAAATCAATGACGGTTGATTTTCCCCACGATTGTTATTATCTCGAAGCTTTTTATCTTCGACTCTGGGAGTTTTCTCCATTTTCATCGAATGGTTAATTCCATTCCAGCCTAGCATACATTTTCTTCTGAACAAATTCAGAAGTGCCGCACTCTTGGACGGATTATATTTATTCACCATCTATGCGTTACGGTGAGCCACAGCCTTGCGAAATCTGTGCTTTACCTCGGTATTGACATATCCATATGGACGTAGTTCGTCTACCGATTTTGCGGCATTATTACCCATATATCACTATATGGTGGAGCCTATAAGATGACTAATTTTATCATATTTTCTTTTAAGCATTAACAAATTATTAGATTGACACTCCCACGACTAAAGTCGTAGGATTCTTGCTTCCACCACTACTGCGTTCCTAACAAGTTGCCTTGTTAGATCGTCTTACACAGTGTCTACAAGCGTAAATTCCCGTATGCCCTACGGTATTTATATATGTCAGGTTACTGACAGCCCCTAGTATCTACAGAAAGTAAAGGAGTGGGCTATCATCCTCACGGTTGAAACCGTGGGTTTTCCCGCCTACATGGATTATAATTGTTTATAATAAATTCATCATCAATTTTAGAAAAAATACTTTTAGCCATCTTTAATTTCTTATTCAACCCCTCGTTGCGACTATCAACACATTCGGACAGATCCATGATCTCTAAACCGCAAGGGCTTGAGAATCAAGCAATTCAATATTGAACATAATGTCGATCATTTTGACGGGATTACATTGGAAATATCTTTGCATTCGTGCAATCTATTGCAATGCCTCGATTTTCCTTGTGGACATTGGATAATCAATCGGCTTTACAAATAGACCATAATCTTTATAAAAATCAGCATCATACTGAAAAGTGGGAGATTGCATCACATCACCTGCCCATTAACATCAGAAAGATTATTCGGTTGGTTGGGAAAACCTGAGATATTGATGGATTCTAACTGATCAACCGAATCTGATTCTTGGAATGGATGATCATCAGTGCTTTCTTCCTGATCTTCATGATCTTCCGGATCGTCCTGAATCAGATAACTGTAGTCTTCATCCGGTTCATCATCATCCGATGATTCTTCGATTGAACTATTTACCTCATCACTAGAATCTTTGGATGAGAATTGAGAATAAAGTTGCTTTAAATCAATCAGATTCTGCTTGACTGGCAGATGATTGTCATTCATATAATCCTTTAGATCAATATTTTCTCTGAGAATAAGACGGTTGACCTCTTTGTAAGCATTACATAACCTCCGAAGCTCAACAATCGTTTTTCTCATTTCAGCCACCATGTCTGACCATTCAGATTCGTCTAATGCTAATTGTTTCATGATTGATGCATCGCTGATTTCTTGAACCTGCTGCATTCCTTTACATGTGGCAATGTCAAATCCATTCACTTCACCTTCACGAAGATTCATGTCTTTAATCTTTTTAATTTTACCTGTCCATGTATTCTCTCCGCGAATGGAATTTTTGCTGTTCTTTAACGAAATACAGCTCTGTTCGGCCAGCTTTGAAACGCCAAATGTTAGCTTTGACTTCATATCTTGCAATGCTTTGACCGTAGCAATGTTTTTCGCTGCCGTAGACGGATCTTTTACACAATCCGCGATCATATTATCTATCTGCGAAATCTGAAGAAATCCACGCACAATACTAATGATAGACTGGACACGCATCATATCATCATTGCCTTCTTCAGATGAATCAAGGAACCCGATTAATTGGGAATAAAGAAACGGCTGATCCATTTCCTTCTCGTTTTCAAACGGAAGATAACCAAGAAGACGAAGAGTATCTTTCTTATTTTTTTCAAACTGTTCTGAAATCTCTTTATCCTTCGGAGGCATCGCATCAATTAAAGACGTAAACGAAGCCGTTGACCCCGAATAATCATCCGAATCCCTATAAGTTAATGTGTAATAATTACACATCTGGATATTCTTGATATAGGATGTCCAAACATTATTCTTAGTTTTCCCTGTAAACTGATTGGCTGCCTCATTAACGGAAGCCTCCCACACTGAATCAAAATATGGTTTATCTAGCTCATAAAGAGCATCTTTAACTGTATTTTTTGTCGGATTTTCTTTTATTCCATCAATAGTTGGAAGAGCAATATCATCTGCGCAGTCTTTACAAATATTCGTTCTGCGCGTATTGTAGCCTTCTTTCGTATTGGCATAGAACTTATCAGCAACTTTTACATGTCCACATCTCTGGCAAGTAAGAAAATCTTTTCCTACGCCAACACTTTCAAGAAACTCAATCTGAAGGGCCGGTTTTAGAAGGATAAATTCATCCTTCATCATAGACAGGATCTATCTTTGTTCGTCTTCACTAGGGTAAGGAGATGCGGAGTTCTTTGTATACCGGCGCTTCGCCGCAGCATTTTGATTTTCCGATTCCGACTTGACTATCCGACCCATCACGCACACCTTTGCTTTCTACTATTAAAAACCAATGACTGCTATGTTGCCATAAAATATACGGCCTTCTTAGCTATTAGTTATTTGCCATGTGTCAATAGGTAATCCTCAAAAGGGGGGTGCAGACGAAATCCTGAACCCCTTCCTGATATTATTAGTTTATAACATACACGTATGAATCTCGATGCCGGAATGATTCACGACGTTGTAAAGCATAAATCTTTGATACCCATCTCGCACAGATTCATGGCATCCATCTATATATTCCTGATACGGAACCTTAATACTACAAAAGATGATCCCTTCTGAATATTTAGCCCGCCCATCGTCGGTATACGCAGATTCAATATATAGACCATATTCCCCGTCTTCTTTTTTCATCAGAGAAACAAGATATTCTCCATCGTAGCTCTAAGCATCGATGTCAACACAAGCAACATTAACATTTTGACGAGAAAGCAATTCTTTCATGATTTTAATTGCTTCAGATTCATCGCAAAGAATCGTCCCCATGTCTTCATTAGATTCAGGGAAAATGTATTCACATAATGAATAAATATTATCAAAATCCAAATAGATCTGTTCTCCCATCATGTATCCCGCGAAATTACTCAGCATAAATGATTACCTCTTACTAAAATGTTGCCTTGACACTTCCAAATCGTGAAAATGAGGTGTCAATCAAACTTAATGTCATATATACAATTAACTCCATTATTTATGACAACAACAGACTGTTCGGCACGGTTTTTCAAACGGTGATCCATACAGAACTGATCCATCCCGGACAATGATCCCGACTGAATTACCTTCGTGTCGTAGCAAGTTGTTACGGCATTAGTATGCCGATGTCCCATCAGAACAATATCCGGGCGGTATCCGAGCATTAAAGTAAGATGATCAACTACTGAATCGGGACTGTCTTTGTCACCATGTACGCCAAACACGCTATATCCACGAACATTGAATTTGACAATACTGTGATCAATATCATTTTTCCCAAAATGCACATGATCATAATTTTGTAGCTTGGCTTTAATCATGGGAATGATCAGATTATCCAAATTTTCATGATCGATGCTTTCTTTTTTGTCTGGCATCATCCGCCCATGGTTTCCCGGAGCCATATAGACATGTATATGATCGAAAAATGGAACAAGTGATAAAATAAACTGAGAAATACACGATGTTACCCCAAGAAACTGATCAATTACATCTTGATTGTTCTCAATCCGAAGTGATGTATGAATATATCCAGATATTAGCTCAGATAAAAATATGTAACAGTTCTTTGATTTATGCCGTTTAGCAATCTAGGCCACCTTTTCAGAATAAACTTTCATCCTGTGCTGAGCGATTTCCGGGCTGTACTCATTATATACACCGTGATAACTCATTCCGTAATGCACATCCGTCATCATAACAATGAGATCCGTTTCATCTCCAAACGAACTAGCCGGATAAAACGACGGTGCATAAGGCTCAACATATTCATTAATTGACCGGACAAATTGTTCGTGAAATTCTTCCCGACGCGCTTGTTCACGAAGAATGCGGCGCAGCTCGTTCCTTTCGTCTCA